ACAGGTGTGGGGCCTTAGTTGACTACTAAACCGTTCGTATAGATCCCCTCTTCTGTTGCATCCTAGGCAGGGGACTCATGCGAACTCAGGTTCAACATAAGGAAACAGGATAATGTCACAAGATGACACCCTAGCACAACAGGCAGCTGAACGTAAAGAAGTTAATTTACGTAAGAGAAAACGAGGTAGACCTAAGAAATCTGAAATTAAAGCTAAAACTTTAGGTTCTAGAGGCAAAGTAGGCCGACCCAAGGGTGATGCTTCAATAATTAATGAGTACAAAGCTAGGATGTTAGCTAGTCCTAAGTCAGAACTAGTGCTACAGACTATATTTGATGCTGCAACTAACGATGACCACAAGAACCAAGCAGCAGCATGGAAGCTAATTATGGATCGTATCCTACCAGTAGGTGCATTTGAAAAGGATGTAATCAAAGATGCTGGACGAAACGCGATACAGATTAATATCACTGGGGTGGGAAGCACAACAGTTAGTGAGAGCTTTGAATCAGGAGAAGAAATTGATGGAGAAGCAGTGGATGTCACGGGACAAGTTTGACGAAGTACTAGAAGAAACCTTAGGGTACGTCACAAGGGTAGGAGACGCTACTAGTCAACTCATAAACGTAGCTATCCTGTGGGGTGACAACGCTAACGAGTCCGTCTCAGGGCGCTCACACAGGCTCAAGGACAAGTCTAAGGCTTGGGCGTGGCTAGGGGCTTCTATTGACTACGTATTTGATGAAAATCACTGTGAACGTGCGTACAACAACGATGTAGCTAGGGCAGCTAAAACCCTGAGTGAGTCTAAACCTAAAAAGAAAACAACCAAAAAGTGAAATACTTTACAGTAGACGAGTTCAACTGTCAATACACTGGTGAAAACCAAATGGATCCTGAGTTTATGGAAAAAATAGATAAACTTAGAGAACACTGTGGTTTTCCTTTTGTTATCACCAGCGGCTACAGAAGCCCTGACCACCCGTTAGAGGCTGTAAAAGAGATACCGGGGACTCACGCGCAAGGCATAGCAGCAGACATAAAGATAACTAGTTCTGCTCAACGGTATTCGATTATAAAAGGAGCCTTAGAGCACGGCTTTACTGGTCTAGGGGTCGCTGGTGACTTTATTCACTTAGATACACGGGGATCTGTACCCGTTATGTGGGTTTACTAGAGCTTCTAAGGAACGCTAGTCATGTTATACACAAAGCACACAACACTCACAGACACAGCGCTTACCGCGTTGTTTACTGTTCCTAACGGGTTTCACGCAATTGTTAACTACGTGTTTATAGCTAACCACGGTGGCTCTACGAACAGTATTGATTTGTACTGGGATGTTTCTGGAACGCCACAAGCGTACATCTTTGATGGATCTAACGTAGCTGGCGGCGGTCAAGTAACGCTGGGTAACGGTGGTGGCCCCATGTTTGTCTTACACCAAGGAGAGGTAGTTAAGTGCCAAGCAACAAGCGCAGGAAATTTAGAAGTAGTTGTAACCTTTGATTTAATACCAGCACCAGCATCACTTATCAACTTTAACGGATCTTAGTGACCGACTTAAACGTACAACTGTTACCTTGGCAGCAAAAAGTCTACTCTGATCCCACTAGGTTCAAGGTAGTTGCTGCTGGAAGACGGACAGGGAAGTCCAGACTCGCAGCGTGGATGTTAATTATTAATGCGCTGCAGGCCGACAAAGGCCACGTTTTTTACGTTGCGCCTACGCAGGGACAAGCCCGTGACATTATGTGGCAGACTCTGTTGGAGCTAGGACACCCTGTGATTGCGGGTTCACATATTAACAACCTGCAACTCAAGCTGGTCAACGGGGCCACGATTAGTCTCAAGGGAGCCGACAGGCCAGAGACAATGCGTGGTGTGTCCTTGAAGTTTCTCGTGATGGACGAGTACGCAGACATGAAGCCTGACGTATGGGAGCAGATCCTCCGTCCAGCACTGGCTGACCAAAAAGGATCAGCAATGTTTATAGGTACGCCTATGGGTAGAAACCATTTCTACGAACTGTACAAACTTGCGGAGCTAGGTGACGATGAAACTTACAAGGGGTGGCACTTTACCAGTTATGACAACCCACTCCTCGACCCTAACGAAATTGACACGGCAAAGAAGTCCATGTCGAGCTACGCCTTTAGACAAGAGTTTATGGCCTCATTTGAAGCAAGAGGCTCCGAAATGTTTAAAGAAGATTGGGTCCAGTACGGAGAAGAACCGGAAGTTGGAGATTACTACATAGCTGTTGACTTAGCTGGATTTGAAGAAGTAAACAAAAAACGGACGAAGAATACAAAACTAGATGAAACCGCAATCGCTGTTGTTAAAGTTAGTCCTGATGGTTGGTACGTTGATAACATTATACATGGGCGGTGGAGCCTTGACGAGACTGCCACCAAGATATTTCAGGCCGTTAGAGACTACAGACCCATTAGCGTTGGTATTGAAAGAGGGATAGCAAAGCAGGCGGTTATGAGTCCCCTGATGGACCTACAGAAGCGATACGGGACGTTCTTTCGTGTCGAAGAGTTGACCCACGGTAACAAGAAAAAGACTGACAGGGTTATGTGGGCGTTACAGGGACGCTTTGAAAACGGTTACGTATCTATAAACAAGGGTGAGTGGAACAACAGATTCTTAGACCAGTTGTTTCAGTTTCCAGATCCACTGACCCACGATGACTTAGTGGACGCACTAGCCTACGTAGATCAGTTAGCACAGGTAGCGTATCACTATGACTTTGAAATTGACGATCACGAAATACTAGACGTAGTGGCAGGGTACTAATGGTTTTTAGAAAATTTAATACATATGGCATCTACGCTATTTCTGCCGTAGTGTTTTTTACACTGGGTTACAGCGTAGCAATTCTCTAAGGATAATACTATGGCAGAATCAATTTATAGTCCAGACCCCCTGATGATTCAGGAGTCTCTGGAAGAATGGGTAATCACCAAGTGTGAAGATTGGAGAGATTACTATGAGTCAAACTACGAAGAAAAGTTTGAAGAATACTATAGGCTATGGCGAGGTCAGTGGGATCCTGTTGACTCCGAAAGAGCTTCAGAGCGTTCTCGTATTATCTCTCCTGCGCTTCAGCAGGCTGTAGAGTCTAACGTAGCAGAACTAGAAGAAGCTACGTTTGGTAGAGGTAAGTGGTTCGACATTGCTGATGACATGAACGACCCACAAAAGCAAGACGTTCAGTACTTGCGTAACAAACTAACAGAAGACTTTGAAGCCTGCAAAGTGCGTAAAGCAGTAGCAGAGTGTTTAATTAACGCTGCTGTGTTCGGCACAGGTATTGGGGAGGTGGTCCTTGAAGAGATTAAAGAGATGGCTCCAGCGACTCAACCCATTATGGGTGGGGATCTCACGGCTGTGGGCGTTAACATTACGGATAGGATTGTTGTTAAGCTCAAGCCTGTACTACCCCAGAACTTCCTGATTGATCCCGTAGCTACGTCTATTGAAGACGCTATGGGTGTGGCTATCGACGAGTTTGTATCTAAGCACTCTGTAGAGCTTCTGCAGGAACAAGGCGTGTACCGTGAGGGTCTAATTGAATCAGCAGCTCCTGACACAGACCTAGAGCCAGATCAAGACCTGACGATTTACAACGATGACAAAGTACGCCTTACGAAGTACTACGGTCTTGTGCCTCGTGAGTTGCTTGAGGCTGAAGACGTAGACGTAGACTCAGACTCTATGTACGTCGAGGCTATTGTAGTTATTGCTAACGGCGGTACGCTCTTGAAGGCTGAAGCTAACCCGTACATGATGGGTGATCGCCCAGTAGTTGCGTTTCCTTGGGACGTAGTACCGGGACGTTTCTGGGGTCGTGGCGTATGTGAAAAAGGCTACAACAGCCAGAAGGCGTTGGACACTGAGCTACGCGCACGTATCGACGCGCTGGCACTTACGATTCACCCAATGATGGCTATCGACGCTACACGACTGCCCCGTGGTGCTAAACCAGAAGTACGTCCGGGCAAGATGATTCTAACTAACGGAGATCCTCGTGAAGTACTCCAACCGTTTAACTTTGGACAAGTCAATCAAATCACCTTTGCCCAAGCAGCGGCGCTTCAGCAGATGGTTCAGCAGGCTACAGGAGCAGTTGATTCAGCCGGAATCGCTGGCAGTGTTAATGGTGAAGCTACTGCCGCTGGTATTTCTATGTCTCTTGGCGCTATCATTAAGCGACACAAGCGCACACTGATTAACTTCCAGCAGTCGTTCCTGTTGCCTTTTGTTACTAAAGCTGCACACAGGTATATGCAGTTTGATCCTGAAAACTACCCCGTAGCTGACTACAAGTTTAATGCTACAAGTACTTTGGGTATTATTGCTCGTGAGTACGAAGTTACTCAGCTGGTACAGCTCTTGCAGACTATGCAACAAGACAGTCCTCTGTACCCTGTGTTGATCCAGAGCATCATTGACAACATGAACCTCAGTAACCGTGAGGAGCTTATCGCAGCGATGCAACAAGCAGCACAGCCTGACCCACAGGCACAGCAGATGGCTATGGCAGCGCAACAAGCACAACTACAATTTCAACAGGCTCAAACAGCGGCACTACAAGGACAAGCTGCAGAATCTCAAGCTAGGGCTGTCAAGTACGCTGTTGACGCTGAGTTGGCACCACAAGAGCTTGAGATTGATAAGATTGAAGCAATTACCAGAAACCTCAGAGAAGGCGACGAAGATGACAAAGAGTTTGAACGTCGCATGAAAATTGCTGAAGTTGCGCTCAAGGAAAAGAACATCAACAACCAAGCTAGAAGAGGAGCTACTAGCCGTGCTAATGACACAAACAGAAATGAACAGCTTTCTGGAGCAAATCAACAAGGCGTTCAAGGACCAGTTCGACAAATTGGACTTGTTGGAGAACCGGGTCAAGGAACTGGAGGCCAAAGCTAATGCCCAAGAAAAAGGATCCAAAGCTGGAACGAGCAGGGGTAAGCGGGTACAACAAGCCGAAGAGGACTCCTAATCACCCAACCAAGAAGTACGTGGTGGTAGCCAAGGAAGGCGACAAAACCAAGACCATCCGGTTTGGTGACGCTAAGATGACGATCAAGAAAGATCAACCAGCACGGCGCAAGTCTTTCAGAGCTAGGCACAAGTGCGACACTAACAAGCCTAGTAAACTAACCGCAAGATACTGGTCTTGCAAAAACTGGTAATTAATAGAGGTAAAAGACAATGGATAAATCAATCCTAGACATGGTGCACGACAGTGCCAAGGACTTGTATGCGGCTGGTGTTATGAAAGAGACCACCTTGCGTGAGTTCGATGCCCTGTGCCTGCTAAGATGACAATGGCTAAAGGTGTAAAACACTATAAACGTGATGGAACTCTTTGGACAGGCAATACCCACAAAATGCCTGACGGATCACTACATTCAGGCAAAACCCACGGCAAAACTTCTGTAAAATTGTACCATTACAAAGATTTGTCTAAACGAGCAAAGGAGAAAGCAAATGCCCGGTAAAAAGAAAAAAGTAAAGAAGCCAAAGGGTTACTAAAATGCCTACTAAAAAAGGACTATACGCTAACATTCACGCTAAACGTAGGCGTATTGCTGCTGGATCAGGTGAGAAGATGCGTAAACCGGGGTCTAGTGGCGCTCCTACAGCTAAGGCCTTTAGGAAAGCTAAAAAGACAGCTAAAAAATAACATAAAAAAGTACTTGACTTTTGATCTAAAATATGATATAATATACAGTGTACTAAGGTACATCTTATTAATCAGAGACAACCTAAGAGGCCTCAAGTGGATCAAGAGACACAAAAATACTACGACAATTACTTTAGTCTTTTTATGACAGACGGTTGGAAACAACTCATGCAGGACTTTAGTAACAATGCTGTCCAAATTAACAGTATAGAAGCTGCTAAGGACAATAACGATATGTACTTTCGTAAGGGACAACTAAACATATTAGCCCACTTACTAAACTTAGAGACTATTGTTACAACTAACTACGAGGAAGCTAATAAGCCTCCAGAAGAAGATGATTAAAGTATTTGATTTTCGTTGTACAAATGGACACACTTTTGAAGATTTTGTAGACGGTAATACTACATCCAGTAGGTGCGGGTGTGGGGCCAACGCTACAAAGATTGTCTCAGCTACTCAACATATCCTAGATGGAGCCTCTGGGGATTTTCCCGGTAGGCACATGAAGTGGGTACGTGAACACGAGAAAGCTGGGAAAACTACGAGGGAATCTCAATAGAGGCAACTCC